AAGAATTTTATTGTTGCTCCAACGCCTAGTAGCAGTTTTGAAGTGGAATTACATTATTATTACAGACCATCTTCTTTAACAACGGATGATTCTGGCACAACATGGATAAGTACAAATGCACCAGATGCATTGTTATATGCTTCATTAGTTGAAGCTTATACCTTTATGAAAGGGGAGAACGACTTAATTCAATTATACACTTCACGATATGCTGAGTCTCTTGCTAGGTTAAAAAATTATGCAGAAGGTCGAAACTACTCAGATAGTTATAGAGATGGACAGGTTAGGGTTCCAAAAACTTAACAAGGTAACACTTCGATGACATTTAAAAGAAATATTTTTTCCGTGCCTATTTTTCAAGGCAATCATGAAAATAAGGTTTTTCATGAAAAGTTAAGACAGCTTTGTTACAAATGGAAAAACAAACCAGAAACAAACGGCTTGGTATCCGAGAGTTGGGATTTAAGAAAACAATCAGATAATCAAAATGAAAAAGATAAAGAGGGCGTAACAACTTTTTTATCAGGTAATTTGCGAGACCATCCAGAATGGATTGAATGCAGTAATTTTATTGCAAATATGTCAACGCATATGTTAGCAGAGACACAAGATTTGACTAATGTAAATGTATCTGTTGGTAACCTTTGGACAACTTTTTATCCACAAGGAGGATACATACCACAACACGTTCATGGAAATTGCTTAATGAGTGGAGTTTATTATGTTCAAGCAGAAGAAAATGCTTGTGATATTGTTTTTACAGATCCTGCATGGATATCTAAAACAATGTTAAACCTAAGAGGTGTATTAAAAGAGTTTCCTACCGAGGGTGTAAAATTTCATGTCCCTATCAAAGAAAACTTAATGCTTATTTTTCCTGCTTGGCTTCCACATCACACCTTACAAAATAAATCTACCAAAGATAGAATAATTATTAGCTTCAATCTTGTGTTTGATGTTTATGATGATAGTATACCACCACTTGAAGGTGGACCTATCCTATGCACAAATTGTAAAGGTACAGTATGAAAAGTGTCGCAATAGTCGCTTTGGGCAATAGTTTTCACGAATATATTTTAGCAAAAATTAGGAGTGAAAAGTTTGATGAAGTTTGGGCAATAAACAGCATGTCTTCAGTTATTTACCACGACAAATGTTTTATGATGGATCCTCCATCAAGATTTCTTGATACGCCTAATGCTGGTAAACAAACAAACTCAATGGCAGATAGATTAAAAGCTAAACTTGGAATACCTATTTTTTCTTGCTGTTTGGATGAAAGATGTCCAGATGTTGTTGAGTATCCGTTACAAGAAGTGTTACAAAAAACAAAGTATGCTTATTTAAATAACACTGTTGCATATGCTTTTGCTTATGCTGTGGCACAAGAAGTAACAGATTTACACATATATGGTGTAGATTTTACTCACAAAGATGTAGCTTTTGCAGAAGCTGGTAGAGCTTGTTGTGAGTTTTGGTTAGCCATAGCAGTATCAAAAGGGATAAAAATACACATCGCAAATAGCTCATCTTTACTTGATATGAACATACCAGATGATCAAAAGTTATATGGATATCATAGATTAGATGACCCATTAGTTTCTACAACGACACAAGGCGAATTGTTAATTACAAAAAAATCTAAACTTGAACCACCAGAACCTTTAGATTCAAAGCCTAATTTGATAGGGAGAGAAGACATACCTGGTCTATCTTATGAAGAAAAATAAAGTAACAATAGTTGGTGGAGGCACTGCTGGTTTAGTATCTGCTTTAATACTTAAAACAAGATTTCCATATCGTGAAGTAAATATAATTAAATCAAAAGAAATAGGCATTATTGGAGTAGGAGAGGGGTCTACTGAACATTGGAAAAATTTCATGCAATATTGCAATATAAATCCTATAGATTTAATTAAAGAAGCAGACGCTACAATTAAACTCGGTGTGATGTTTGAAGACTGGACACCTAAACCTTATTTTCACAATATAACCGAATATCACATGGAAACTTTTTCTCAATATTTATGTGCGTATGGTAGTAATTTATTAAAAAATCAAATAGCAACAACAGACCCTTTGCACATAAAAAATGAATTGCACCTCGAAGATGTGAATGTAAAATATCCTTCTCAATTTCATTTTAACACTTTTAAATTAAATATATTTTTATTAAAAAAATGCGAACAATATGGCATTAATGTTATCGAAGATGAAATATTAAATGTAGAAATTACAAACAATAACATATCAAAGCTTGTTGGCGAAAAAGCAATATATACTTCAAATTTTTATATTGATAGTACTGGATTCAGACGTATATTAATATCTAAGTTAGGTGCCAAATGGGAGTCTTATAAAAAATATTTAAAATTAAATGAAGCCATCGCTTTTCAAACTGAAGACACAGAGAACTACAATGTTTATACTTTAGCAAAAGCCATGAAGTATGGATGGTTTTGGAGAATACCTGTTTATGGAAGATGGGGAAATGGTTACATATTTGATAGCAATTACATTAGTAAAGATGAAGCGAAACAAGAATTAGAAAGAAGGCTGCCTAAAGAAATAGAGATAGCTAAACATATAAAATTTGATCCTGGTAAAGTAGATAAAGCTTGGATTGGTAATTGTTGTGCCATAGGTTTAAGTGCAAACTTTATTGAACCTTTAGAGGCCACCTCAATCGGAACTAGTATAAATCAAAGTTTTTTATTGGCTCACTATTTACATAATTACACAGAATTAGATATACAAGACTACAATAAAAAAGTTAATTACATTATGGAAAACGTCAGAGATTTTGTTTGTCTCCATTATATGGTAAAAAGAGAAGACACAGATTTTTGGAAAGATATGAAAAAAATTAATGTACCTTTGTCTTTGCAAAAAAATTTATTTAAATGGAAAAATAGATTGCCTATAAGAGAAGACTTTGAACAAACACAATATCTTCTGTTTTGGGCACCTAACTTTACAAGCGTGTTGCATGGCATAGGTTTTTGGGACAATAATAAATTAAGTGTTATTGAAGAATATAATAGTTACAATGCAAATTGGTCAGAACAAATAAGAGTTTCAAAGTATAAAAGAGATACTTTTTTTGATAATATTAAAAAAGTGAAACATAAAAAATTTTTAACTTATATAAGAGGATAGCATGAATTATAAAGATCATATTTTAATTATACCAGAATTTGTTCCCAATGAATTTTGTGATGATATGATGCACATAATGGATCAAAGCGATTTAACAAATGCAAAAGTTGATAGAGTTATACAAAGAACAGATATTCAATTTAGAGGATATGGACTAATATCTGAATTTGCTCAAAAAGAAAATAATCAAGACTTACTAAAAGTAATGTATTTTTTTCAAAAAGAATTACAAAAAGGTCTTGATCTTTATGCGGAGTGTAATGGATATATTAAAGAAAGCTTTAATAGAGGTACTTGGTTTTTTGATTCTTTCAAATGGCAAAAAACTCCAAAAGGAGGAGGTTATCATGTTTGGCATTATGAGAACTCTGTAATTTGGCAAAGACAACTAGTATGGAATTTGTATCTTAATGATATTGAAGATGGCGGAGAGACAGAATTTTTAGATCAAAATAGAAGAATAAAAGCAAAAAAAGGAACAATGGTGATTTTTCCTGCAAGTTGGACACACATGCATAGAGGTAATCCTCCTTTAAATAAAGATAAATACATAGGCACAGGTTGGTATGCCTATCATATATCAGAAGAAGAATGGGGTTTTGCTAAATCAAAATTGGCCGTGTCATAATGTTTTTTCATAAAACACCAACAGTGGTCTTAGATTGTTTTACACCTTACAGTTCTGTTCTTGATCATTTTCCAATTAAACTAAGTGATCAAATAAAGCCTTCTTTTTCTAAAAAGGTTCCAACACAAACATTGGAATCGAGTGCAGTTCATCCTAGACATTGCCCAGGAATGCACGATTTAATTAATAGAGGTTTAGTTTTACCAACTTGGGCAGAAATTTTTTTTACAGTGACTGTAGAAAACAATAACGTAAACATAGACATACAAGAAAAATCTGGTGAAACTCCAATAACACCGATGAACTTTGGATTAGATGGGAGTAATTCTTATTTTAATAATGTTGACTATGTGTTTGAAAAAATTTGTCCCCCTTGGAAAATTAAAACAAACAGTAAAGTTAATTTTTTACAAACCAATGCATTACATTATCATATGAATGTAAATTTTATTGTTGTAAATGGTGTATTGGATTTTTACTATCAACATAGCACAAGCGTTATACAAGCAATAAATAAATCTAAAAGCAACAAGTTTAGTATTATTCCTGGTGAGCCTATTTGCCAATTTGTTCCTCTAGAAAAAATAAATTTAAAAATTAAAAATCATTGTGTCACTTCAGAAGAATTTGACAAAATGGATCGAGAAGTTACTTTTGTAAATAATTTCGTAAAACTTAAAAAGTGGAGTTTAAAATGATTACTCCTATATTCTCTCCTTGGTATGCTCAAGGTCAAATAAAGGACATGGAAGAGGTAAATAAACAAATTTATAAAAAAATAGAGGACAATTTAGATAAAGCAATGTTAGATAAACTTTATTGGAATTGCAATGTATGGACTACTCATGGATCAATTGAAAACAATCGTATATTTAAAAAAGAAATAGACTTGTGTGCATCTAAAGTTTTACAATCCGTTGTTGATATAGCAGATAATTTAGGTCACAGATTTACAAAATTAAAATTAAATAGTTGGTTCAATGCTTACAAAGATTTTCAGTGGCAAGAGTATCATCATCATCTGCCTTCAATATTAAGCGGAATATATTTTGTTTCTTATGATCCATTTACTCATGGCAAATTAACTTTTAAAAATCCTCTTGGAGATTGGAGAATATCACAAACTGCAAAAATGAATTATTTACCTAACGATAGAGTTGATCCTCAAGATCAATTATTAACAGAAAATTTTGTTCCTGCTATTCAAGAGGGTGACATAATTATTTTTCCGTCTGGGTTATCCCATGCAGTAACAATATCAAATAAAAAATCTAATAAACTAAGAATAACTTTTTCTTTTAATGTAACTTATGAGGAGTAAATATGTTTAATGTTGGAATATCACAAGCTGGAAAAGTCAATGTAATGACTTCAGAAAAAGGAGGATTAACAAACGAACAAATAGCAGATTTGGCTGTTGATAAGATTGTTAGTATATCAGATGAAGCACCAGCACACATAAGACAACAAGCAAATCAATTTAGAGAACATCTTAAAAAAGTATTGTATCATTATCTTCTCTTGGCAAGAAACGAAGAGCGTGGTAGTATTATTCAAGTCCTGCGATCAAGTGGTCAAAAGGAAATGGCTGAATATATAAGGAGACTCTAATATGGCTATAGCACAAGCAATGTGTACTTCCTTCAAACAAGAGTTATTAGAAGGTGTACACAATTTTAAAAACTCAGGTGGAGACACTTTTAAACTAGCACTATATGCAGAAGGCGGTGGTGGTAAATCATCAACAACTGCAACATTAGGAGCATCAACAACTGCATTCACTACAACTGGTGAGGTTGCAAATAGTGGTTCATATTCCTCTGGTGGTGGTACTTTAACAAGAGTAGATCCAACTACATCTAGCACAACTGCATTTACAGATTTTGCTGATTTAAGTTTCACAACTGCTACAATTACTGCAATGGGAGCATTAATTTACAATAGCTCTGATAGTAACAAAGCAGTTGCGGTTTTAGATTTTACATCTAATAAATCATCTACTGCTGGAACTTTTACAATACAATTTCCTACTGCTGACGCTTCAAACGCTATCATTCGTATAGCATAGGAGTTTTAAATGTCTAGCCTCGGATATGGGCAAGGCACTTGGGGTAATAACCCTTGGGGTGGCTTCATTGATGTTGATGTTAGCGTCACTGGTTTTGGATTAACCTCTTCGTTAGGAACTATTCCTGCCGTTCATGGAGCGGCTCCAGTTCCTATTTTCCTAGGTTGGGGTGAAGGTGGTTGGAATCAAAACGCTTGGGGTGGTCGTGAAAGCACAGCCTTTGGTGTAAACGATGATGGTTTTAGTGTAACTGGAAGCGTTGGAAGCGTAACTGTTACTGGAACTGGTGCAGTATCTTTAACGGGTGTATCTGCCACAGCCACTCTTGACTTTGATTCTACCACTGACATTAACATTCCTATATCTTTTGCAGTTACTGGTCTTGGTGCTACTTCTGCACTTGGTAACGAAACTGCTTTTACTAATGTTACAGTAGGTGTAACTCAATCACAAATAAGTTCTAACATAGGTAGTGTAGATTTTGATGGAGACGCAAACGTACCTATTACTGGTCTTGCTGGAACAACTGCACTTGGCAACGAAACTGCTTTTACAAATGTTAGTTTTGCAGTCACTGGTCTTGCTGGAACAACTGCACTTGGAGATGAAGTTGCTGCACCACAAACTGTAGTTAGTCCTTCTGGATCTGCTAGTACTGGAGCAATAGGAAATGTAACACTTCTTGGGGCAAGTAATCACACCGCAACAGGTTCTGCTGGAACAGGTGCAGTGGGTAGTGCAACACTTGTTGGAGCAAGCAATCATACTGCTACTGGATCTACAGGCACAGGTGCAGCGGGAACTTTAACTATTGTGCCATCTATTGAAGTTGTGCCGACAGGGGCAGAGGGAACTGGTGGTACAGGAACTCCGTTGGTTGGAGGCGGAGCAAAAGTCGTTGAAGATGGATTAACGGGTACTGTTAACATTGGTGATGAAGCAGTATCTGCTGGAGCTAATGTATTTCCAACTGGTGTATCAGCATCTGGATTTATATCAAACCCAGCAACTGGAACTCTTGGTGATGTAATTACTTTAACTGTTACTGTGCAAGAAGTATCTGGAGCAAATTATTATTTTATTGATGGTGTCCAGCAACAAACTGTAACTTTAATAGAAGGTAAAACTTATCACTTTGATCAAAGCGATTCGAGTAATGATGGTCATCCATTGAGATTGTCAACAACTTCTAATGGAACACACGCAGGTGGTTCTGCGTATACAGAAGGAGTAACGGCCGTAGGCACACCAGGAACAAGTGGTGCTTATACCGCAATAGAATTAACAACTGATGCACCAACATTATATTACTATTGTAGTAATCATTCAGGCATGGGTGGAACTGCTAATACATTTAATTCAACTGTTAATGTAGTAGGTGCTTCAAATGTTGTTGCAACCACAAATGTAGGCACAAGTGCAGTTGGTACTCTCTCTGTTGTTCCATCTATAGAGGTAAATGTTATAACAGTTATTGGAACAACTAATGTAGGAACACTTGCCACTACAGCAGAAGGTGTGGTATTATTAACAGGAGTTAATGCTACAGGAATTGTTGCAAATTTACAAATATACAGTATTATTGAACCAACACAGGTAGCTAACTGGGTAGAGAAAGCGGCATAGAAAAGGAATAAATTATGGCAACATATGTAAATAATTTAAGATTAAAAGAAATAGCAACGGGTGACGAGTCTGGAACTTGGGGTGCTTCTACCAACACAAATTTAGAACTTATAGGTGAGGCTTTAGGTTTTGGTACAGAGGGTATAACCACAAATGCTGATACACATACAACTACAATAGCAGATGGATCGGCAGATGAAGGCAGAGCTATGTATATTAAATATACTGGTACATTAGATTCTGCTTGTACGATAACCATAGGTCCAAACACTTTAAAAAGAGTTCACATGATTGAGAACGCTACAAGTGGGTCACAAAATATAATTATATCGCAAGGTTCTGGTGCAAACGTAACCATAGGACCTGGCGATACAAAAGTTGTTTATCTTGATGGTGCTGGATCTGGTGCAGCCGTTGTAGATGCTTTTGTAGATTTAGATTTATCTGGTGGATCTGTTAATGTTAGCACAGTCAAAACAAACTCTGGAGATATGACATTTGATTCTGCTGGTGATATCGTACTTGATGCAGATGGTGCTGATCTTATATTCAAAGATGGTGGCACTACGATTGCAAAATTTATAAACTCTTCAAGTGATTTTGTAATAGCTACAGATGTTGATGATAAAGATTTTATTATTAAAGGACAAGACTCAACAAGTGAAATAACCGCTTTGACAATTGATATGTCCGCTGCTGGAGCCGCTACTTTTAACAACGATGTAACTGCTTTCTCTGATGAAAGACTGAAAGAGGACATACAACCTATAAGTGGTGGTCTTGATAAAGTTATGCAATTACAAGGTGTAACTTACAAAAGAAACGATGTAAAAGATGCAAAGACTCAAATAGGTGTGATTGCCCAACAAGTTGAACCTATTTTACCAGAGGTTGTTTTGACTGCTGAAGATGAAATGGGTACAAAATCAGTTGACTATGCTAAGATGACGGCAGTATTAATAGAAGCAGTTAAAGAATTAAAACAAGAAATAACACAACTTAAACAACAGATTAACAACGGAGGTTAATTAGTGACAATACCAAGTTCTGGACAATCTTTATCCTTCTCTGCTTTAAGAACTGAATTTGTAGGTGGTTCTAGTGCTATAAGCTTATCTGACCTTTACAGAGGTGGTTCTAACATTGTTAAGAAAGCTGGAGATAATCAAGCGACTAATGATGCAGCGAGTATTGCCACATCTGGAGCACTTGACGTAAGTGATTTTTATGATCAAGGAAAAGGATTTACTTTTACTTATTCAACAAGTTTTTTAAGTGGAGCGAGTGGCACAGATCAAAATGCCTCGACTTTATTTGGAGATGATTATGATTTAGATTATCCAAAAAATATTGTCATTCCATCGGCTATCACATTAGGATCTAACAACACATCAGAGTATGGTTTAGAAATAGATGCTAGTGGTACTGGAACTATAACAATTACTAATAATGGAAGCATCATAGGTGCTGGTGGAGCGGGTGGTTCTGCTGGAAGTGCAAATGGTGGTGCTGGTGGAGATGGCGGTGCTGGTGGAGATGCTCTAAAGTTTCATGTCCCTGCTACAATAGTAAACAATGGCTCTATCCTCGGTGGAG